GTAGGCGTCGACGGCGTAGACGGCGTAGGCGGCGGCGGCGTAGGCGTAGGCGGCGGCGGCGGCGGCGTCGGCGGCGTCGGCGGCGTAGGCGGCGTAGGCGGCGGCGGCGGCGTAGGCGGCGGATCTTTTCTGACGAAGTGTAGCCAGGTTCCCCGCATTGGGGTTCGCGGCATACGCATTCGCGGCGTCGAGACAGGGTTGAGCCGTTCCACTCTTGTCATGTTGCGCCGCCCGCTGCGCCACGAGAAGTGCGAACTGAACGCATTTATCTTTATGGCCGAGACGTCCAGCAACCCAGAGAATATCGCGGATCGTCGCGCCAGCCTTCAGGGCTTGAGCGACGTTCATGCTCTTGCGGCGACCGAACAAGGCCAGGCGGGCTTCGGCGTTACAAGGGCCCATAGCGGTCAGTTGGTCTTTGGTCAGGGTAATCATGGTGGTCTCCTGTGGTTGGCGTTGTTCAGGCTAGGCACTCAAGGTTCCCGGCGCCCATGATTTTTAGGCGCCGGGATGGTTGAGGGTCTAGACGAAGACGTCAGCAGCAACGCGGCGCATTTCAGCCGTCGTGCTCTGGACGCCATGATTGTTCGGGTCGAGGTAGGACCGAGCATTGGAGTTAGGGCCAAGCTCGGGGAGTGCGTCGAACGCCGTCCAATCGCAATAGGTGAGGGTTTCAAACGCCGCCGCAACCGCAAGCTTTTCGGCCATGGTGATCGGGCGAGACAGAACCGGGAGAAGGCTTCCGACGGGCATTCCCGAACGGATATGGATCAGCTCCCAAGGGGCTTCCGCCCGATCACTCACCCGCGCCACCGCGAAGCGGCTGGACGCCGTTGGGCGATAGCCTTTTACCTTGATGCGAGCCGACATGTAAGGGGTGAAGCCTTCGAACTTGATGCGCTTGGTCATGGGTGTCTCTCCGTGGTTGGTGAAACCCTTAGAGCATCCCTGCCAAAAGGCGTCAATGGCAAAAATGCTCAATGCCTCCGAACGCCTATCAGTAACGGTGGTAGTGACAGTTTACCTCCTCTACCGTCCTAAGCCTGAAAGCCCGCCACCACTGGATAACGAGGCGGTAGGTAGGCGGTAGGTAAGTGGTTTTACCGTCTCTACCGTCTGGGGTAGGTCCGGTAGTTACCCCCCCCTGAAGGGTGGGGTAACAACGCGGCGCGAGGACGTTGTAGCACAAATGCTCAATGGGTCTAATCGTCACTACCACCGTTACAGATAAGAGGTCGAACGCGGTCTGACGCTGGCTTAATCGGTTGTGAGCATTTGTGCTGTCCATCCTCGAAATCGAGAGTGGTTTGCGGTTCAGACTAGTCTGCGGTTAGGATTAGGGGTCAAAAGGGCTAAAAGGACGTGCTTTTTAGGCCCTTCAGCCCCTCACCTTGCGAGCATCCCAGCCATGAATGTCCCTACCCCTTCCGGCCGCTTCGTCCCTGGTGATCCCCGTCGAGGAACCAAGCCCAAAGGCACACGGAACAAGGTCGCTACGGCCTTCTTCGATGACCTTCACGCCATATGGACCGAGCAAGGCGAGGCGGTCCTGCGCCGTGCAGCCTTTGAAAAGCCTATGGAGTTCGCCGCCATGGTGGCGAAGCTCATGCCGGCCAAGCTTGAGATCTCAACGCCTACTCACGGTCTGACCGATGAGCGCTTTCAGGAACTCATGGACCTGGCTGAACGCCAGCTGGCGGTAAGTGCCTCTATGACGATCGAGGGGTCAGCCGTTGAGGTTGAGAGGGGAGGGGGGAGCCCCCGCGCCGGCGTGATGCGCGGGGAGGTAATAGACCTGATCCCCTCTTCGGCGCCTCGGGTGGATGACCTCGACGCAATCGAGGCCTCTATTTTTACGGCGGCCCCACAGGCGACCCCTATGAGCCTGACAGCAGAAACGCTCGCTATGGGAAAGCCCACCACGGCTGAAGAAGACGACATTGACATCGCCTCTCTGTTCTGACGTGATGCGGACGCGGGACCCGAAAGGGAGCAGTTGCGGCTTGGCAACCGTAGTGGATTATCCCAGCCCAGGGATAGCTGCCGGGAGGATCGACACTCTCACCGCGTTCTACCCCTCCAACCACAAGGAGCCCGGCCATGGCCGACAAGCCCATCGAGCAGAACATTTTCGACGCCATCGTCCACCGGGCGGATCGCGTTAACCCCGGATGGGGCGGAAACGCGACAATCGCTCGGACCGTCATCCAGACCATCATCTACCTGACGCCCTCACCGCGGACCGCAGCCGAACTGACCCGCATCCTGGCTCAGGAGGACAGGCCTGTCGTCCGGCCGGTGAACCCATCCACCCGCGACGCGGCAGACTGCTGATGGGCGACAACCGCAACAGGGTCGACGACAGCACCCTGGCCCTTATCAGCAAGCACATGGCCGACGGCCTGTCCGCCGCCGAGATCGGCGAGCGCTTGCACCCGAAGCGCAGCCGCAATGCCGTGCTCGGTCTCATCGACCGGCACCTGAAGGCCACGCCCCGCAGCGCCAAGCGGCATCACCCGAAGACAGAACGCAAAGGCGTCTCACCTCCCCCGCGGCAGACCGTGTTCTCCGAGCCGTCTCCCGTTCGGAAGTTCTCGTGGGAAGACCAGCCGAGTGTCTGAAGAATTCACCCCGCCCGAAGAGGGCGCGACGCCCGCCGAATGGCAGGCGTTCATCAAGAAGCTGTCCGACGAGAAGCAGCGGATCCTCAATGAGGACAGGCTCGGGCACTACAAGCCCTATGCCAAGCAGCAGGAGTTCCACACCGCAGGCGCGCTCCCTGTCTACGAGCGCCTGTTCATGGCTGGAAATCAGCTCGGGAAAGAACTTCGGTTCGACGAGCCAGTGCTAACGCCTCGAGGTTGGGTGGAAATCCAGCACCTCGGTTTCGGCGACGAGGTTATTGCGGGAGACGGGTCTGTCACGCGCGTCACGGGCTTCTACCCTCAAGGCGTCAAGCCGATGGTTGAGATCGAGTTCTGCTATGGGACGAAGATCGTCGCCGGCCACGATCATCTGTGGAAAGTGCTGCCGCCGCACGCTCGGTTCAAGGACACCTCGAGGTCCGCGCCTCGAGACGCCGACGGAAAGCGCAAGTCCGAGATCGTGCCGAACCCACGCTTTGACCAGTGGGAGACGTGGACCACCGCCCAGATGCGCGAGGCTTATGGCGACAACGCCAAGCCGAAGTATCGCTTCGCGGCCCCCGCCGTCGGCCCCGCACTGCTGGCCGAGCAAGAGGTTCCCGTCGACCCTTACGTCATGGGCCTGTTGCTGGGCGACGGCGGCTTGACGAAGATGGTGCAGTTCACCACCGAAGACCTCGAGATGATGGTCGCCTTCGAGGTTGAAGCGGAGCGGCAGGGGTGCCGCGTGCGCCGCATGGATAAGTTCAATCAGGTCGCCTGCGGAAAGACCGCGGGTAAGAACCCGTTCATGGACGTGCTGCGCGATCTCGAGGTTATGGGCAAGGGCGCCGCAGATAAGCGCGTGCCGGCTCTCTACCTGTGGAATAGCCCCGCCGTCCGGTTGGCGCTGTTACAGGGCCTGATGGACACGGACGGGACGTGTGAAAAATCCGGCGTCACGACCTTCACGTCGATCAGCGAGGGCCTGGCCGAAGACGTTGCCTTCCTCGCGCGGTCGTTTGGCGCCAAGGTTCATACGACCAACCGCATACCGACTTTCAGCCACAAGGGCGAGAAACGATCGGGACGGCGGGCTTACACGGTCGTCATCCGCCTGCCCCACGCGCCTCTGTTCCGCTTGCAACGCAAACTCGAGCGTTACGTTCGGCCGGTGTCGACTTCCGATCATCACATCATCGTCGGCTTCAAGGACGTCGAACCCGCCGAAGCCTTCTGCATCAGCGTGGCGCACCCGAGCCGGACCTATGTGACGCGCGACTTTATCGTGACGCACAACACCTACGCCGGCGCCGCCGAAGTCGCCATGCACCTCACCGGCCGCTACCCCGTTTGGTGGAAGGGTCGTCGTTGGGACCGGCCGATTTCCGCCCTGGCTGGCTCCGAGAGCGCCGAGCTCACCAAGAAGGGCGTTCAGCGCCTGCTGCTCGGCCCCCCGGAAAACGAAGAGGCGTGGGGGACGGGCTACCTCCCCAAGGACAGCATCCTCGACACCAGCCGCAAAGCCGGTGTGCCCGACGCGATCGACACCGTGGTCGTGCGGCACAAGAACGGCGGCGCCTCGACCATCAGCTTCAAGTCCTACGACCAGGGTCGGGCGAAGTGGCAGGCCGATACCGTCGACCTCGTCTGGTTCGACGAAGAGCCGCCCGAAGACGTCTACTCCGAAGGCCGGACCCGCACGAACGCCACCAAGGGCTCCGTCTTCCTGACCTTCACGCCTCTGCAGGGGATGAGCCGGGTCGTTCGCCGCTTCCTGAACGAGCCGTCCCCCAACCGCCACGTCACGAGGATGACGATCTATGACGCAGAGCATTACACCCCCGAAGATCGAGAGCGGATCATCGCGGGCTATCTCGACCATGAACGAGACGCCCGCACCTCTGGCATCCCTATCCTCGGTTCGGGACGGGTATTCCCGGTCGCGGATAGCGCGGTCCTTGTGGCCCCATTCAAAATCCCCGAACACTGGCCCCGTCTCGGCGGCCTCGATTTTGGTTGGGACCACCCGACCGGCGCAGTCGAGATTGCTTGGGACCGTGACACTGACGTAGTCTACCTGCTGCGCGAGCACCGCGCCTCGAAGATGACGCCTGACCAGCACAGCCTGGTCATCGGCCCGAAGAAGTGGGGTGCCCTACGCTGGTCATGGCCGCACGACGGCCACGTCGCCGACAAGGGCACCGGGCAGGGCCTGGCGAAGCAATACAAGGCCGCCGGGCTCCACATGCTCGAGGGCCATGCCCTCTGGCCAGACGGCTCGAACTCCACAGAGGCCGGCGTCATGGACATGCTGACGCGCATGAACGACGGGCGCTGGAAGGTCTTCGACGGCATGTGCCCGCTGTGGATGGACGAGTTCCGCATGTATCACCGTGACGAGGGCAAGCTCGTCAAGGAAGACGACGACCTGATCTGCGCCTCGCGCTATGCCCTGATGATGCTAAGGTTCGCACGCATCGTGCAACCCGAACGCCACCCGTTCGGTTTCTACGCCGACCGCCACAACGTCGCTATCGGGACGGGCGAGATCGGATAGCAGGAGACGACTATGGCTGCCCCCAAAGATACGAACCCGATCGCCGAACAAGGCGAAGCCGCCTACGACCTCGGGCTGACCAGGGCTGACTGCCCCTACGGTGAAGGCGACAACCGCGACGCATGGATCGACGCCTTCAACGCCAAGGCGGCGAAGCGGCCCGCGCCGGCCACTGACGCCTAGTCTTGCCTTTTCGGCACGAATGACAGATGGTGCAGCCTTCACCGGCTGCACCATTTTTCGTGAGGGACCACCATGGGAAGCGCACCCAAGCCCATCGCCCCGCCGCCGGTCCCGCAGATCGACAATGCGGCTGCCATGCTGCGGAACGAAACCCGCATGCTGAAGCGCGGTCGCGGAACCACCATCCTGACCAGCGACAACGGCCTGCCGGATCTCGGCACGACCACCAGCCCGACGGCAGGCTGACCATGGGACCGATGTTGTCTCCCGCCTTCTCGGCCTACAAGCTGCTGGACAAGAACAAGCCCGGCACGCCCGAGACACGTGCGGCTGCGAGCTTCAACGCGAACGCCCGCGCCGCGCAAGGCCAGGGTTCCGCCATGCTGACCCGACCGGCAGCGGGAGGGCAGTTCTGATGAAGCGCGCCACGCTTCTCGGGACGTCGAACATGACGCGCGTCGGACCCAACGACGTGCTCGTCCGCGTTCACCTGACCGAAGCTCGTCGCCTGATCGGCGAAGCGGTCAAGACGTGGAGCCGCTAGCGTGACCGACATCGCTGACGAAACCGCCAAGGAAGAGATCGCTGCGTTCGAGCGCCAGCGGAGTTTCCGCGCGAACTTCGACAGCATGTTCGAGGAAATCGCGCGCTACGTCCTGCCGCGCGCCCAGGAGTTCATCTCCAAGGCGACGCCCGGCACCCGCCGCGACCAATACGTCTTCGACAGCACCGCCCAACTCGCCCTGCCGCGCTTTGCCGCAGCGATGGAAAGCCTGCTCGTCCCCTCGAACCAGAAGTGGCACGGCCTGGCCCCCGCCGACCCCAGCCTCGCCGAAGACCACGAGACCGCCGTCTATCTGGAAGCCAAGCGCGATCTGATGTTCCGCGTCCGCTATGGCCGGACCTCCAACTTCGCAGGCCAAGTCGGCGAGTGCTTCATGTCCCTCGGCGCCTTCGGCACGATGGCGATGTTCATCGAGGACGGCCTGTCCAAAGGCCCGCTCTACCAAGCGATCCCCCTGTCGCAGCTGTTCATCGAAGAGAACGCGCAGGGCATGGTCGACACGGTGCGGCGCAAATACACGCTGACCGTCCGGCAGGCGATCCAGAAGTTCGGCGAGAACAATCTCCCCGAAGACATCAAGAAGTTCAAGGACAGCGACCCCTCCAAGGAGTTCGAGTTCCTACACGTCGTCCGCCCGAACGGCGAGCGCAAAACCGATGAGCGCGGCGCGCGCGGCATGAAGATGGCGGCGTTCGACATCTGCACCACGCTGCGCTGCACCCTGCGGCGCGGCGGCTACCGCGTCATGCCCTACGCCATCTCGCGCTACACCACCCAGGCCGGCGAGATCTACGGCCGGTCGGTGGCGTGGGACGCCTACGCCGACATCAAGACCCTGAACGAACAGGCCAAGACCGCCCTGCGCTACGGCCAGCGGATGCTGGATCCACCGTGGATCACCGCTGACGTCGACGCCCTGTCGCCCTTCTCGATGCGCCCCGGCGCCATCAACGCGGGCTACATGAACGAGCGCGGCAACGTGCTGGCCCAGAGCTTGACACCGCAGGGCGACCCGCGTTCCAGCATCCAGATCGGCGACCAGCTGCGCGGATCGGTCAACGGCTCCTTCCTCGTCACCCTGTTCCAGTTGTTCGTCGAGACGCCACGCATGACGGCGACTGAAGCGCTGCTGCGCGCGCAGGAGAAGGGCGCCCTGCTGGCCCCGACCGCTGGCCGCCAGCGCGCGGAGTTCCTCGACCCGCTCATCACCCGCGAACTCGACATCTTCCAGAACGGCGGCATGTTCGCCGACATGCCTGACGCTCTGCGGTCGTCCGGCGGGATCAGCGACGAGATCGCCTACGACAGCCCGATGACCCGGCTGCAGATGGCCGAAGAAGGCGTCGGCATCCAGCGCACGTTGGAGACCGCGGCGCAGATGGCGCAGTATGACGAGGGCGAGAGCCTGCGCATCATCGACAAACCATGGACGCTGCGCCGTATGGCGAAGATCAACGGCGCCCCGGCGCGGATGCTGGTTTCGCAAGAGGTTCTGGACGCCGAAGATGCGCAGGCTGCGCGAGAGGAACAACTGCAGCGCCTGGCAGCGATCGCGCCATCAATAGCCGACACCGCGAAAACTGCCGTCGAAACGGCCAACATGGCGGCGTCCGCTCCGTTTTAAGACCAACCACCCACGCCCCCGAAAAGGACAAGGCACCGCTTGACGAAATCCAATGACACTCGGGAACGATATTTCCGGCGCAAGCTCGCACTCCGACGCTTGCTCCTCGGCCCCGACGGACACCTGACCCGCGACGGCCGGACGTTGGCCGCGTGGATGAAGCGCCTGTGCTGGGCGTCCAGGGGCCAGAAACTCATTTACCGCGGAACCGAAGGCATCGACCCCGTCGAGACCGTGGCGATCGCTGCGCGCCGTGAGGTGTGGGACGAGATCGTCGAGATGCTCAACCTCGACCAATACGAGATCACCAACATCCAAGAGGACGAATGACATGACGACCGGAACTGAAATGCTCGGCGGCGAGCCCGCACCCGCTGCGCCTGTTATCGAGGGCGCGGCAGCTCCTATCGTCGCTGCGCCCGCAGTCGAGCCCGCGCCTGCGGACGCGAAATGGTATTCCGGCCTCCCCGCTGACCGCCACGGCTATATCGAGAACAAGGGCTGGGCGGACCCGAACGCCGTCATTGACAGCTACACCAATCTCGAAAAGACGCTCGGCCTCCCCGCCGACGCCCGCGCCGACGCCCTGCTGGTCGTGCCCAAGGGCGACGCCAAGCCGGAAGAGCGCGACGCCTTCCTGACGAAGGCCGTCGCGTCCTTCGTGCCCGAGAGCCCCGACAAATATGACTTCGGCCTGAAGCCCGAGCAGATGACGCCCGAGATCGAGCAGTCGGCGGGCTGGATGCACAAGGCCGGCGTGCCGCAGCCGATCGCCGCCAAGCTCGTCGCCGAAGCCCTGGCCGCGAACGCCGCACGGGAAACCGCGTTCACGGCACAGTCGTTGCAGGACGTGAAAGACCTGACGGCCGAATACGGCGACAAGTTCGGCGACTTCGAGGTCACGAGCCGGATGGGCTACAACGCAGTGAAGGAGGGCGCCGGTCTGACCGACGAACACCTGAACGCCATCGAACGCGCCATCGGCACGAAGACGATGCTGAAGGTCTTCGGCACTATCGGCAAGAACCTGACCGAACTGCCCGGCCCCGGCGGAGAGGCCAAGACGGGCGGCGCAGCTGTCGGCGACGGCGGCTTCAAGACCAGCCCCGCGCAGGCTGACGCGAAGATCCAGGCGCTGTTCAAGGACAGCGAGTTCATGTCGCGCTACAACTCCCCGAACATGGCGCAGAGGCAGACGGCTATCGCCGAGATGGAAGCCCTGCAGAAGATCAAGAGCGGGACTGCTTGACGAAATCCGCGCCGGGCGGTTTCCCGGCACTTTCTGAGAACTGGAACCTAAGATGGACAGTGTTTCCTTGACTGCGACCGAAGCTCTTTCGGCCAAGGGCGCAACGCACCCGCGCGTGTCGCTCGACGACATGAAGGCGAAGATCGCCGAGACCCACTACTTCCGCGCGGGGGATGCGATCTACGGCGGTAGCGTGGCCGGTCTTGACCTGAGCAAGCCACACCCGCTCTACATCCTGACGATCTGCCTTCTCGTCATGCAGAACGGCTTCACCATCATCGGCAAAGCGGCTCCCGCATCGCCCGAGAACTTCGACCCGGAGAAGGGCGAGACCTTTGCCTTCGAGGACGCCATCAATCAGTTGTGGCCGCTGGAAGGTTACGCTCTTCGCGAGCGACTGGCTTCCGAGCAGAACGCGAGGGACGATCAGTTGTCGGGACGCCAGGACCTGAACGACGACATTCCGTTCTGACGCTTGACGGCAAACATGCTTTCGGACTAAAGCGGTAGCAAGGACGCCAACGGGCTTCCTTGCTGCTGGCCCGCACGGCGCGGACAACTGGCGTTAACCTCCTTCTGAGGATTGACGTCATGTCGTTCCAAGTGCCCGTCCACTTCGTCCAGTCCTACTCGACGAACGTCACGATGCTCCTGCAGCAGAAGGGCGGCAAGCTCGCCTCGTCCGTGACGCAGGGCTCCTACGTCGGCAAGGCCGCCAAGGCCGTCGAACAGATCGGCCCGGTGAAGCCGGTCAAGAACCTGTCGCGCCACGCCGACACCCCGCTGATTTCGACCCCCGGCGACGCGCGCTGGGTGTTCCCCAACGACTACGAGTGGGCCGACCTGATCGACGATCAGGACAAGCTGCGTATGCTGATCGACCCGCAGTCCGCCTACACGATGAACGCCGTCAACTCGATGCGCCGCGCGCAGGACGACGAGATCCTCCAGGCCATGTTCGCCTCGTCGGCCACGGGCGAGAACGGCACGACCTCGACCGCCTTCCCCGCAGGCCAGATCGTCGGCCTGAACGTCGGCGGCACGGGTTCCAACCTGAACGTCGCCAAGCTCCGCGCCGTGCGCCGCCTGTTCATGGCCGCCAGTGTCGATCTGGAAACCGACAGCATCTACATGGCGATCACCGCCTCGGATCACGACAGCCTGCTGAACGAGACCCAGGTCGTCAGCTCGGACTTCAACACGAAGCCCGTGCTGGTCGACGGCCGCGTCTCGCAGTTCCTCGGCATCAACTTCATCCCCGTCGAGTTCACCGACACCGCCGCCTACCAGCCGGAAACGGTCGCGGCGCTGACCTCGGGCTCCAACCGCCTGATCCCCGCGTGGACCACGGGCGGCGTGCACCTCGGCATGTGGAACGACGTCACGACCCGCGTCGACCAACGCCCTGACAAGCGCTACGCGACCCAGGTCTACTGCAAGACCACCGTCGGCGCGACGCGCACCGAAGAGAAGCGCGTCGTCCAAGTCATCACCACCGGCTGATCCCGGCGACCGCAACATCAGTTAGGGACCAGACACCATGGCCGACCTCTTCTCCATCGAAACCGCCGGCTACCTGAGCCGCCCGGTCGTCAAGCCGACCGCCCCTTCCTATGGGGCGCGGCGCCGTCGCTACCGCGCGACCATCACCCTCGCCACCCAGACGACCTCGGACAACATCTTCCTCGCCCGTATCCCGGCGGGGTCGGTAATCGAAGTCGGAATGATCACCGCGTCGGTCTCGCTGGGCTCGGCCGTGGTCGCCATCGGCACGAACAAGGTGCACGCCTCGAACGGCCAGTATCGCGCTGCCGCCGTGTTCACCGCCGTCGAGACCCCGACGCCGTTCGGCCTCACCGCAACGCTCTCAGGCGCCGCGCTGACCGCCGACACCGACGTCTATCTGACGATCGCCACCGCCTCGCTGCCGGCGTCCGGCACCCTGGTCATCGACCTGAACTGCTCGAACGGCTAAGGCCGTTCGAGCGAAAGAAAGCCTGATCCGATGGCCGTGAAGCAGTATGCCCTCGCGAACGTGACGCTCAACAAAGAGAACGTCACGACCTCCGCACCGGCCTCGGACAGCACCAACGGCGTGCGCGTCATCATCGACGACACGCTCGTCACGTCGCGGACCTCCGTGGAGCTGGCTGTCGAAGCTATCATGCAGCGGATTTACGAAGACACCTTCCCCGGCGCGTAAGGATCCCGACCCATGTCCGTAGCTTCCGAGACGGCCGACCATGCCTTCGCCGTCACGCCTGCGGACGGGTCGGACAACATCGCCAGCGCCCTCTACATCGGCGTCGCAGGCAACGTGGCCGTCATCCCGCAGGGCCAGACGGCTTCCGTCGTCTTCCTCGCGCACCCGGTCGGCTACATGCCGGTGCGCGTGACGCGCGTCCTGTCCACCGGCACCACGGCGACGAACATTCTCGGACTGTTCTAATGCCTACCGGCATCGGGATCGGCATTCGTCTGCCCCTGGCCGCGCAGCCTCGCACGCTCGGCGGCGTCGGGGGCATCCCGCCCGTGAACTCTGTCGCTCCTGTCATCAGCGGAACCGCGACCGAAGGTTCGGTCCTGTCCTGCACGACAGGGACATGGTCGGGCTCGCCGACCTACGCCTACCAGTGGAAGCGGGGCGCGACGAACGTCGGCACGAACGCCAACACCTACACGCTGGTCGCAGGCGACATCGGCTCGAACATGACGTGCGTGGTCACGGCGACGAACGCAGGCGGTGCGGCCAGTGCGACGTCCAACAGCCTCGGGCCTGTCACAGCCCCTGTCTCCGCGCTTAACCCCGCCGACAAGACGGCTGACGTCACCCTGTCAAACGCCAACCTGACGGCGGAGATGACTGCGACGGCCAATGGGAATGTGCGAGGAACGCTAGGGCGTTCGTCGGGCAAATACCATTTCGAGGCCCTGTATATTCTCGACGTTGGCGGCGGGTCGTCCGGCATCGGCATATTCACGTCAGCCTTTTCGATCTCAGGAAACCCCCGTTTTGCTTCGGCGGCAGGCTTCTACGCAGAGAGTGGATACGTCAACGAAAATGGAGTCGGCGGGGTTACCGCGGACGGCTTCACCACGGGCGACACAATCGCCATCGAAGTCGATTTCGGCGCGGCGCAGTTCTGGGTGCAGAAGCTCGGCGGGACCGGGCGCAAGGGGCCGTTCGTCTATGGCGGCGCAGGGACTTACTTCCCGTTGGTAGGGATGTCGAACCCGCTGGAGTCCTACACCGTTAACTTCGGTGCGACGGCCTTCGCCATCACGCCTACCTCTGGCTTCTCGGCTTGGGGCTGACCTAGCCCTCGCGACGTTTTTCTCGTAAGGCTGTCACATGACCTCGCGCACGGACATCGCCAAACGGGCTCTCGCCAAGATCGGCACGCAGCGCATCGCCGCGCTCACCGATCCGTCCGAGCAGGCGCGCATCATCAATGACGTCTTCCCGACCCTGGCTCAGGAAGAACTGCGCAAGCAGGCGTGGTCGTTCGCCATCAAGCGCGCGACCCTCGCCGCGCTCGGCCCGCCGCCGATCAACAGCTTCCTCGTCTCCTACAATCTGCCTGCCGACTGCCTGCGGCTGGTCCACTTCAACGACCAGTGGGCCTCCTTCGGCATGGGGCCCGCGATCACCGACCCCGAACCGGCCTACGTGATCGAGGGCCGGACGATCCACAGCCGGGACGCCACGGCCAAAATCCGCTACGTCTCCGATCTGTCCGCCGACACGAGCCTGTGGGACGCCACCTTCGTCGGCGCCTTCATCCGCCGCCTGGCTATGGAGATCGCGCCCTCCCTGACCAAGGACAAGCAGAAGGTCCGCGACCTCAAGCAGGACTACGTCGACGCGATCAAGGAGGCGAAGCGCTGCAACGCGATCGAGCTTCCGCCGCACGAAATCCCGGATGGTAGCTGGGTTCTGTCGAGGTTCATCTGATGGCCGCCGGAACGCCGATCTGGTCGAGCTTCAACGCCGGCGAACTCAGCCCCCTGCTCGATGGCCGCACCGACCAAGAGAAATACTTCTCTGGCTGCAAGGTCATGCAGAACTTCATCCCGACCGTGCAAGGCCCCGCGATGCGCAGGGGCGGCACGCGCTATCTCGGCGCGACCAAGAGCAACGCGCGCGCGTGGCTCGTGCCTTTCGAGTTCTCGACGGCGCAGAGCTACATCCTCGAACTGACCGAAAACGTCATGCGCTTTTGGGTCAACCGCGGGCTCCTGTTGAACGCTGGCGTGCCCTACGAAGTCGCGACCCCGTGGACAGCGGCGAACCTCGTCACGAGCGAGGGCACGCTCGCGCTGCGGACTGTCCAGTCCGCGGACGTCATGTGGTGCTGTCTGCAGGACGGCAGCAAGTCCCCCTACAAGCTGTCCCGCCTCGGCGCGACGAACTGGACGCTGAACCCGGTCCCGTTCATTCAGGGGCCGTTCGCGCCCGTCGTGCCCGACAGCGCCATAGTCATGACGGCGGGCGCCACGACCGGCGCCACAACAGTGACGGCGTCCGCTCCCTACTTCCGAGCCACAGACGTCGGCATCCAGTTCTATCTTGAAGACGTCAACTACCTGGACCTCCCGACGTGGGAGCCGCTGAAAACCATCACGGTCAACAGCATCTGGCGCTACGAGGGCAACGTCTACAAGGCGACTGCGGTCGGTTCGACCAACAAGACCGGAACCTTCCCTCCCGTGCATCTTGAAGCCAAGGCGCAGGACGGCGTCGACGCTGCGACGTGGGAGTATCAGCACTCTGGCTATGGTTGGGGGCAGATCGTCGCGTTCAACAGCACGACCTCCGTCGACATTACCGTCACGAGCCGCCTGCCCGCAGGCGCTGTAACGGGCACCAACCGCTATGCCCGCGCCGCGTTCAACGACACGGACGGCTGGCCCACGGACGTCACGTTCTTCCGCGAGCGCCTGGTCTATGTGCGGGGGCGGTCGGTGTTCTGCTCCGTCGTGGGCGCCTACGACGATTTCACGCGCAAGGACGGACCCGACGTCACGAAAGAGACGGCGCTGATACTGCAGCTGACGTCCGACCGCGTCGACAATATCCGCTGGGCGGTGGGCGCGCAGCGTCTGCTGCTGGGCAGTTCGAGGGGCGAGATCACTGTCCAGGAGCAGACACCCCAACAGGTGTTCGCCGCCGACAACGCCACCAACACGCCGCAGACCGAATACGGCTCCCGTCTGATGCACCCGATCCGCGCGGGGAGCGTGGCCCTGTTTGTCCAGCGGTCCGGCCGCAAGCTGCGGGAACTGAAATACGACGCTTCGGTGGACAGCTACGTCGCGGACGAACTGACCGTCTTGTCCGAACACATTCTCAACGCCGGCGTCGTCGACATGGACTTCGCGCAAGAGCCAGACAGCCTCGTGTGGTGCGTGCTGGGCGACGGCTCGCTCGCGGCGCTGACCTATAATCGCGAGCGCGGCGTCGTCGCGTGGGCGCCGCACTACGTCGGGGCGCAAGGGATCACGGCCGACGCAGAGGGGGTCGTGTCGGGCTTTGCGGTCGTCGAGACAGTGGGCTGTATCGCGGCGCCGGACGGCAAGCGCGACGACACGTGGCTTGTGGTGCGGCGGACGATCAACGGCTCTACGGTGCGCTACGTCGAGGTCGTCGAGGACAACCGACTGGCCGAAGATTTTGGCCTGCCCTTCTCCTTCTACCCTGACTGCGGCATCACGCGCCCCGGCGGCTCGCCGACGACCACGATCACCGGGCTCGGGCACCTTGAGGGCGCTGTCGTGCAAATCCTCGCGGACGGCAACCCCCATCCCGACCGCACCGTGGTCTCGGGCCAAGTCACGCTCGACTTCGCCGCCTCTCGCGTTCATGTCGGTTTCAACTCCCCTGCGCGGCTAAAGACCATGCGCCTAGACAGCGGCGCGGCTGGCGGCACAGCGCAGACGCTGATGAAGTCGCTGTCTGAAGTCTGGCTGCGGATCTACAAGAGCCTCGGCGGCAGCGCAGGGCCGTCGTTCGATCGGCTCGACGCCCTCTCGTTCAGTGACCCGTCTGCGCCGATCGGCTCTGCCCTTCCGCTCTACTCGGGGGACAAAGAACTCAGCTGGCCTGCCACCTACGACACCGACGGCTACGTCTGCGTCGTGCAGGATCAGTTGCTCCCGTTCACCCTTTCGGCCATCATCGGCCGATTGGACGTGAGCGAGGACTGATGATCGACCTGATCCCCGCCCGGCCCGAGATGGCGCGGGCGTTCGTGGTCCAACCTGAACAGATCGCGCTCGGCCAGGTCGCCGACGAAACCATGCTCGCGCACGCGATTTCGAATGGTATCGCGATGGCGGCGGTCGAGGGCGACAGGGTTCTGGCGATGGGCGGTATTGTCGAACTATGGAAGGACCGCGGCACGGCGTGGGGGCTGCTCTCCGCGGACCTGGCCCGCGCTATGCCCGTGATCCACAGGGTCGTCTGGCGTGTGATCGACACGTCGCCACTGGCGCGCATCGAGGCTCAGGTCGCCGTTGACCACCGTGCGGGACAGCGGTGGGTCCGTATGCTAGGGTTCGAGCACGAGGGCGTTGCGCGCTCATACTGGAACGGTCGAGACTACGACCTCTTTGCAAGGGTGAAGTGATGGCGTTCGTCCTTCCTGCCATCGCGGCGATTGGCCCAATGCTCGCTGGCGGCGTCGCTGCAGCGGGCGGCGCGGCCAGCGCGGCGTCCATCGGTGCGACTGCCCTAGGCATGGCCGGAACAGGCATTCAGGCCGTCGCCGCGAACCGTGCCGCCAACTTCAACGCCGACGTCAGCATGATGCAGGCCCGGCAGGCGGAAGAGCAGGGCGCGCTGAAGGCATCTGAGATCATTCGCCGCAACAATCAGGAGCAGGCCGCCGGGCGCGCGGGCGCGCTGCAGAACGGCTTCGCACTGTCCGGCTCCGTCTCCGACGTCCTCGACCAGTCCCGGCGCCAAGGATACGGCGACGCGCTCGCTGCCGTCTATGATGGTCGGGTCTCGGCAGCCGGGTCGCGCACGGACGCGAAGCTCTCTCGTTCCTCGGGCAGAAACGCCATCGCCGCAGGCGTCATCGGCATGGGCGCTCAGGCGCTGACCGGCGTATCCAACCACTACGGGCGGCAGACCCGCCAGATCGGGGTCTAGGCCATGGCTCGCACGCCACAGATCGCAGAGACCGCCGCGCGTGGCGTCCAACCCAGCGCGCAATACAGCCCGCGCTCGGCTTCGTCCTCTGACTTCGGGGGCCAGATCGGCGCTGCGGTGCAGGATCTGGGCCAGGGGCTCGAAGGCGTGTCGCGCGGGATCGAGAACCTCGAACTCGCCAAGGCTGCCGACCAGCGGCGCTTGCGCGACTTCACGCTCGAAACGAACTTCCTCCGGTTCCAGACGGAAGAAGCCGCCCGCCTGGCCGAAGCGCAGCAGGAGATCAGCGGCGGGGGCTGGGAGTTCCAGAAGAACTTCGTCATGGAGCACGCCGCCCGCGCCGAAGACTGGCTGGTCGCCAATGACGTCTCCGACGCCGACGAGCAGGAGATGGCGCGCTGGCGCCAGCGCCAGCAGGGGCTGTTCGGCACGCTGTCCTCGACGGCGCTGGGTGCGGAGTTCCAAGAGCGAGATCGCTTCTACGCCGAAGAGATCGGCGTAGGTCTCGACACGATCAAGACCGGGATCAACCAGAACCCGGAAGGCTTCGACGACTATGTCCAGCAAGGCCAGCGTCTGATCGAGATGTCCGGTCTCGGCGCCGGCGCGAAGGACAGCGCGCTGCTGCGCTGGGAGCAACAGGCCGCGACGGCTTACGGCCAGGCCCTCGTCCAGCAAAACGCCTCTGTCGCCATGGCCGCGCTCGGAGGTCCGGTGACCGTAGCGGGCGAAGGCACCGTTCCCGGCGGGGATAACGTCTCTCTGGCCTTCGACGTCCTGCTCGTGGCCGAAGGGGGTCTTGGGCCAAATGGCGAACCTCTGACGTCGTCCGCGGGCGCGAGGGGCGTCGCTCAGGTCATGGAGGGCACCGGCCCAGAAGCCGCGCGCCTCGCGGGCGTCCCGTGGGATCGCGAGAAGTGGGCGAACGACACCGCCTACAACCGCCGTCTGGGCGAAGCGTATTTCGCTGAACAGGTGAAGACCTTCGGCGGCGACGTCCGCAAGGGCTGGGCGGCCTACAACGCCGGGCCGCGCTGGGTGTCGGCAGCGGTCGAACGCGCGGCGGGCGCAGCACCCGGCACGCCGCAGGCGGACTGGTTCTGGCAGCTGAACAATGACGGCCGAACCGCCGCCAACCAGCGCCAGACCCGCGACTATGTCGAGAAGAACGATCGCCTCTATGCCCAGCGCGGCGGGTCGGCCAACGACGCCGCCGTCGAGGCCACGACCACGCAAGGAGAGATCGACCCGCGTCTCGCCAACCTACCCTACGACGCACGGATGCAGCTGATGGGCGCGGCGGCTCGCGGCATCGAGCAAGGCATCCAACAGCGTGCGCAGGCCGCCCAGGCCGCGCAGGCCGCCCAGATCAACGCCCTCGAACTGAGCATCATCGACGGCACCGCCGGCGCGGAAGACATTCAGGCCGCGCGCGACGCGGGCGTTCTGAACGACGCGACCGATCTCAACCGCCTGAACAACCTCGTCGAGGCGCGCGACCAGAAGAACGCCGACCTCAATGCCTTCTCGGCCGCGTGGGCGGACCCGACGTTCGCTTGGAACCCCTACGACCCCGACCAGCGCGACGCCGTGGACGCGGCGTTCCAGGCGAACGAGGGCGGGATCGGCGCGCTGCAGGGTATCGTTGACAGGACGGGCATCGTCCCGCCCTCGGCGGCCACGGCCATGCGCGGCGCCCTTCTGTCCAACGACCCGATGCGCGTCGGGCAGGCCGCGTCCGTGGCCTCCAATATCATTGCCCGCCAGCCGAACGCTTTCACCGCCCTCGAAGGCGGCAGGGACATCGAGCAGGCCGCCGTCATGCGCGACTATTACATCAACACGCTCGGCCTCTCCGCGCAGGACGCGGCGACACGCCTCGCCGCCGACAATGACCCGCAGCGGGCCGGGCAGTTGCGCCCTGACGAGCAGCGCCGCACGACTTTCAACACCACCGTTCGCACGCAGGTCACACCGCAGGCGATCGTCAATGCCCTGCCCGGCGCCAACGGCCGCATCCTGGCCGCGAGCCAGTCGCAGGCGATCATGCAGGACTACGCCGAGATCGCCGCCGATAACTTCGCTCGATACGGCGACGAGGGCGCCGCGCGCCACGCCGCGCAGCGCGAGATCAACCGTCTCTATGGCATCTCGTCCAACGGCACCTTCACCAAATACCCGCCCGAGAAGGTCTACCCGCCCGACGCCGAAGGCACGCACAACTACATCTATGAGCAGGCGTCGCAGTCCGTGAGGAGCCAAGTCGACGGCGACATAACCGCCCGCGACGTGTTCCTCGTCCCGCTCCCGACCGTCACGGCCGAAGCGTGGCGCCAAGGCCAGCGGCCGGCCTACTCCATCGGCTACCGCTTCGAGCAGGACGGGCAGACCGTCTATGCAGTTCTGCCAGGTGGCTATCGCTTCAATCCTCCCGCGCGCCAGCCGGGCATGACGGGTGCGCAGGCTGCAGCTGACACCCGCCGCGCCCGCGAGACCGCAAGGTTCCGCCAGAACGCTATCGGAGCGATGATCCCCTGATGGCTGTCCAGCAAACACGGGCGGCGGAAGCTGTCGACTTCCGCCCCGATCTCGATCTCATCACCGGGGTCGTCCAGCGACCGCGTGAAGCGCCCCCGCGCACGGGCCTTCTCGACGTCTTGGGCGCCGCGTTCGAGAATGAGAACACCGTCGTCTCCTACGCCACACAGGCGCAGGAGCTTCTGTCCAACCAACTGACGCCCGTCGATGGCTACAGTTCGTGGTCCGAGGTGAGGGGCACGCCCTACGAAGACGCATGGGATACCTTCGCCGGCAGCCAGAGCCCGGCTGAAACCACGATGCTGAAGGCGCGCGTCGACCGCGAGCGCGAGAATGACCGGACCTTGGCCGCCGCGGGCTTCGGGGGCTTCCTCGCGCAGTTGGCCGCAGGCACGATCGACCCGACCGTTTTGGTCCCGGTGGGCGGCGAACTGCGCCTGGCGGGCAAGGGCCTGTGGTCTATATCGCAAAGCGCTTTGCGCGTTGGCGCAGCAGGCGCGGCGGGAACGGCCATCCAAGAGGGCATCCTCCAAGGCACCCAAGCCACGCGGACGACCACGGAGGGCGTTATCAATATCGCATCCGGCGCGGTCCTGTCCGGCCTGCTGGGCGGCGGGGCGGCTGCGGTGCTCAACCGCGTCGAGCGCGCGGGCGCGGAACGCGCGCTGGAAAACATCGCGACAGGCGCGGGCGTCGCGCCTCGCCAGCCTGTCAGCGCCGGCGCCGCAGCCGTCGAGCGCGCCACGCTGGACGACCTGTCGATGTCGACGTCCGAAGGGTTCGGCGGCGCCGCAGAGGGGATTGCCCGCTCCACTCAGATCGTCAGCCCGAACCTTCAGGCGCAGTTCAGCCCGTCGCCCCGTGTGCGCCAGATCACCCAGATGCTGACGGAGAACACCCTCTACCAGCGCATGAACGACAGCGGGCGGACGCTGGGCGCCTCGGCCGAGACCAACGCCCGCGTCAGCTTCGAGGGCCGCACGGCCACGGCGCTGCGTGAGAGCGATGCGATCTTCAAGGAGGCCAAGAAGGCGAACGTCGGCATGTCGCGCGCTGAGTTCGAGGAAGCGGTCGGCCGGGCCATGCGACGCGGCGACAAGGGCGAGAACGACTTCGTCGATCGCGCCGCGCAGGCATGGCGCAAGAGCGTGTTCGAGCCCTACCAGAACGAGGCACTGGACCTGTCGCTACTGGGCGAGAAGGACGTCAAGACCACGACGGCCGAGAGCTATCTGCCGCGCCAGTATAAGCGCCCCATGCTGGTCAAGCGAGAGCGCGAGTTCAAGGACACCGTCGCCTCGCACTACGAGGGTGTGCTGAAGGCCGAGTTCGAGGCGTCGACCGAAGCCCTGACGAAGCGCCTGGCCGCCGCCGAGCAGCGGCTGCAGGATCTGCGCCTGACGCCGGACCAGCGCCTCCAAGCGCTCGACGAGATCAAAGGCCAAGGCGCGCGGCTGGACGCAGCGCAGCCTGACGCCGTGGCGCGCGTGTCGGCGATCAATGACCTTCGGATGCAGAAGAAAGCCGCGACGTCCGCGGGAGACAACGCACTGGCCAAGGCGCTGCAGGCGAAGATCGAGGCTGAGAAGCTGGCCGGCGGCGAGCAACTGAAGAGCTATCTGGCCGACCGCCGCCGACTGCGCGAGCGGCGCCGTGACGTGGACATGAACTTCGCTGGACTGGACGCACGCCACGACGCCATCATGCAGTCGCTGGTCGACGTCGAAGAGGCCAACCTCTCAAGCCTGAACCGACTGGTCGAACGCGGCCGAAAGCTGGAACGCGAGCTTCAGCGCCTCGACCCCGACGAAGCCGCGCGCAAGGTGTCCGACCTCCGCACGTCCTTCATCCAGATCGCGGAGAAGGCCGACAAGGCGCTCGACCGCGCCGCGGCTCGTCTGCGGAAAATGGAAGAGGCTGACGCCAAGCAGCGCGCCGAAGGCGGGGAATACGACCCGAAGGACAAGGTTCAGCGCACCATGGTCGAGAAGGAAATAGCAGCGCAGCGAAACCGCTCGGAGCGTATGAGTAGGATTGCTGACCGGCTGGAAGCCGCCGACGAGTTCGACCTCGACGCCACGACGGCCGAGATCCGCGCTTCGGTCGACGGCCTCATCAAGGAAGTCTCGGACCTGTCGCTGGGCCGTGGCGAGAAGGCGCAGCGCCTGAAGGACCGGCTGGAAAACCTCGACCCGAAAGTCGTGAAGGCCAAGGAAGCGGCGATCGAGGCGCGCAAGGTCGCGGCGCAGCAGGCGTTCGACGAGCGCTGGCGTCAGAGCTTGGACGAAGACGGCATCGGGTTCACGGGCGCCGCGCGCAACATCGCCGACGACGCTCACGCCAAGCTCACCGGCACGGACTACGGTGAAGCCGGGCTGGACTTCGCCGATCACCGCGCCGCCGTGTCGCGCGGGCCGCTGAAGGACCGCACGCTCAACGTCCCCGACCAGCTGATTGAGGACTTCCTCGAAAGCAATATCCGCGACGTCGGCGAACGCTACGCCCGCACGATGGCCGGCGAGGTCGAACTGACCCGCCGCTTCGGCCGCGCCGACATGCGCGACCAGATCACGGAGATCACCGACGACTACGCCGCCCTGCGCGCCGCCGTGCCCGAAGGCGAAGGGCGCGAGGCTGCGCTGAAGGCGTTGGATGATCGGATGGCGCTGGACGTGAAGAACGTGCAGGCCCTGCGCGACCTGACGCGCGGAACCTACATGGGCCAAGCGACGAACAGCGTCGGCGGCCGTGTCATGCGCGGCCTGACGACCTACAACTACGTCAGGTCGATGGGCTCGGCCGCGATCTCCAACCTCTCGGACCTGTATCGTTCGGCCATGGTCTACGGGATCGGCCCCTTCGTGAGCGAGGGCCTGGCTCCTATGCTCACGAACCTGAAGGCCGCCAAGCTGTCGCGCGATGACGCGAAGCTGATGGGCCTTGTGACGGAGATGCACACCCAGCACCGCATGATGTCGATGGGCGAGATGGGCGACCCATACCGCAGCGGCACCGGCATCGAGCGCCTGCTGACGACCAGCGCCCGTGTCGCCTCGAACTGGAACGGCATCAACCTGATGACCGACATCTCGCAGGCCATCGCGGCGACCTTGAGCCAGAACCGGATCCTCGTGGCCGCGACGGGCAAGAAGGACGCGCGTCTGCTGGCTTATCTGGGCATCGACGAAGAGATGGCAGGCCGCATCGCCAAGGAGTTCCGCGCCCACGGCGAGACCGAAAGCACCGTGCGCGTGGCCAACACCCAGGAGTGGACGGATGACGCAGCCCGCCGCGCCTACCAGGCCGCCGTGTCCAAGGATGTGAACTCCGTGGTCGTCGTGAAGAGCGTCGGCGACGTGCCCCTTTTGGCCAACCATCCGCTCGGCAAGGCGCTGATCCAGTTCCGCACCTTCGCCCTGGCCTCGCACCAGCGCGTCCTGCTGCGCGGGCTGCAGGAGAGCAAGAGCCGCTTCGTATCCGGCCTCGTGACCATGACGGCGCTCGGCGCCCTCGTGTCGTCGCTGGCCGCGCTGCGTGGAGGGGATGAGCGGTTCGAGAAGTTCAAGACCAAGGTCGCGGCGAACCCCGGCTACCTGATCGGCGAAGGGCTCGATCGCTCGGGCATCTTTGCTCTGGGCGTCGAGATCGGCAACACGACCGAAGTGCTCACGCGACCGACGGGCTTCGCCTTCAACCCGGTCAAGACGCCATTCATCGCCGCCGGCGCCGCCCTGAACCCCGAAGCGTCCGCGCAGGCGGACAGCGGGCGCACGGCGAACCGTGGCTACTTCGGCGCCGTGGCCGGGCCGTCCGTTGGGCTGCTCGACAAGGATCTTCCGGGGCTGGTCAGCACCGCAGCCAAACTGGCAACCGGCCGAGACCCTTCCGCGTCTGAGATGCGGTCGGCTCAAGCAACCATTCCCTTCGGGTCTTACCTCGGTTTCAAAGAGGTGCTACAAGCCCTCCAAGGGGACAGCCCCTACACGCCTGACCAGTGAGCCCGCGCTGACGGACAACTCGCTCTCCCGAGACCAGAGAGCGAAGCATGACCGTCACCACCACCAGCGTTTTCGTGGATTACGTCGGAAACGGCGCGACGACCTCCTTCCCCACGACCTTCCAGTTTCTCGACGACACCGACGTCAAAGTCAGCGTCGACGACGTCTTGCTGGTGGCTGGCTACTCGGTCACGGGGGCCGGTAGCCCCTCGGCAGGCACCGTCATTTTCGACGTCGCGCCCGCGCTCGCAGCGGCCATCCATATCGAACGTGTCCTGCCTCTCACGCAGGAGATAGACCCTATCAACAACACGACGGTCTTTGCCAACGTGCTCTCGCGCGGGCTGGACACCGTCACCATGCTCGTCCAGCAGCTTTCCCTCGCGGTCGACAGGGGTATCGCGATCGCGGGAACCGCTGCCGCCGCCGCTGTCGCGGCTGCTGCTGCTGCTACGGCGGCTGCCGCTGCTGCTGCTGCCACGGTCACTTATGCTCTGAGCTACGCCGGCACCACGATCCGCACGACCTTGGCCCGCTTTAACGAGCGCCCGCTCTCGGTCGCGGAGTTCTCTGGGCTCGTGGTGGCGGGCGTTGGGGGTATGCCTGACGATTGGGGGCCTGCCTTCAACGCCGCCTTCGCCGCCAAGTTCCGCGTATATGTCCCCGAGGGGCGCTATTATATCAAGACGCCTCTCGCCCAGCGGGCGGGCGGCAACATGCTTGAGGGCGACGGGGTCAAAGTCTCGGTCCTCGAAATCGACGGCGACTTCAGCAACTTTTCCGCCGCTGGCGTCCTGACGATCCCGAACACCGCGAGCGAAGACCACGCGGGGCTGCACAACATCGGCTTTGAGTTCTATCAGCCCGGTAACAACCACATTTCCGCAATCGCTGTGTCGGCTGGCGGGTCAGGTTATGCGTCCGCGCCCACGGTCACAATCGCCGGGGGCGGGGGTTCCGGCGCAAAGGCGCGGGCGGTCCTGACGGCGGGTGTCGTCACGTCCCTCGTCATCACCCGCAAGGGCGAGGGCTATACCACCGCGCCGACGGTAACCCTCACGGGTGGCGGCGGGACCGGGGCGACGGCGGGTGCGGTTACGCGGGTCGCAACCGTCCTGCGCGCACACATGGTCCAATACCCCTACGCCGTGTCAGCCCGCGCTGTTTCGCGGGCGATGATCGGGAACGTCCGCATCGTTCAGGGCTGGAACGGTATCGACCTCCGCGACAACACCGGCGGCCTGATGGGCGGGCGCTGGGAAACCGGCTGCATCAACGAGAGTGTGACGGGCGGCTCCGCGACTGGGGGCCTTGCTGCGCTAGACTTCTGGCACATCGACACGCACCATTCGTGGCCCTTCGGCATGGCCGATGCGGGGCGCCTGGCGGTCTACCAGGATGGGTCGACTGTCGCCATGCGCGTCGGCGTGATCGACGGTTTCGACGTCAAGACGCTTTCGACCTTCTCGGGCCGGGTCATCATGGAGGGCTCGCTGGGCTCGGGCGTGCTGGGCAACATCGGATCGCTGCAGCTGGATGGCCGTCTGGCCCGGCTGGAAAAAGCGGGCGGGCGCCTCGCCATCGGTTCCGCCTACGGCTCGACCGATCTGGACGCCGACTTCAAGATCAAGCAGACCGGCGGCCATCTGGACATAGGGGCCTGCTTCGTCTTCGGGTCCGCGACTGGAACCCTGCCGGTCATCGAGAACGCAGGCGGGGCCTATATGTCCATCGCCACGATGTCGGTCCCGAACGGCCCCAAGGACGCGCCCGTCATCCAGAACACCTCGGGCGGAATGAAGGTCAACGCCCGGTTCCTCTATGGCACAAACGAAACCCGCACGGCCCCGTTCATCCTTCAGGTGTCCGGCCCGCTGGACGCGAGCGGATGCACCTTCCAGCCCATCGGCACGGGGTCGGGCGAGGGCATCAAGTTCACGACGAACGATCTCAACAACTGCGCGGGTCTGGTCCCGAACGGTTGGCCCGTGGTGCTTCCCGCGACGAGCGGCGCGGCGCGGGTTGGGATCTACGGCCCGCTCGGCGAGGCGGCGACGAAGACGTGGGGAACGGGCGCTACAGTCGATGTCGTGTCGGGCGTGGACGCCTATCTGGTCCCGGCGGGAACGGCCATCGGCTCCGTCCTCGGCGGCTACGACGGGCAGTCCTACAGCCTGACGGCAACGGGAGACCGCGTGCTGATCGACGGTGGCTCGTTCCGGCTGAAGAACGCCGCCAACATCGACATGCGGACGGGCGAAACGCTGCGCTTCACCATCCGGCAGAACATTCATATACAGGAGGGCGTCAGTGTATCCGCCGCGCGGACGCTCGCGTCTGCCGACCCCCTGCCGCTGATCTCAAGCGACGCCGTCGTCTTCGTGACCGGGACGACGAACTTCGGAACCGCCGCCGCCACCTACAACGGACACATCGTCACGTTGTCATTCGCCGCGAGCCTGACGGTTGTCAACAGCGCGAGCATCCGGCTGGACGGCAACGTCAACTTCTCGGCCACCGCGAACGACACCCTGACGCTGCTGCGCACGGCGGCGGGCTGGGCAGAAGTCGCGCGCTCGGTCAACACCTGATAACTTCGACGCGAGGGAGACGTTATGACCGTGGAACAAGACCACGTTAACGCCATCGGCAAGGCGCAGATCGAAGTCGAAGAGGCCGCAGCGGAGATCCGCCAGGCTTCCCGGCGCCTGACCCGCGCCATCCACCGGCTGCACACGACCCTCGCGGAAGCGGAGGAAGCCTACGGCTCGCTGGACAGCACGAATGTCGTGGCGTTCTCGGGCGGCACGAACAAGCCGCCAGCCGACGATCCCGACGAGCCCGTGGACCCTGTGCCATGATGGAGGCGTTCGGCGTCGCCTGCCTGCTGACCTACGCGATTAACGCGTGGGCGGCAGCGCACGCAAAGCCCCGCTACGCTGATGCGGTTGGGGTCTCCGTCCTGTTCTGCGTCTCGTATGCGTTGAGCAACCTTCTGGTCTATCTGTTCGGCTTCCCGAACGCGTTCATGGTCTGGCCCCTGATTGACCTAGGGCTCCTCTTCATGGTCGCGCGGGCGTGGTATAAGCACCCGACCGCATGGAAAGCGGTGTTGTCCGGTATCCTGGTCGGTCAACTCGCCGCGCACGTCGCGTTCTTCTACGTCCTGCAAACAGGTCAGGCGACACGGGGTTCGGTCTGGACCTACGCCCTGATTATGAATGTCACTTTTGGTCTCCAACTTCTAACCGTCGGGAGCGCCGGTGCCAGTCATGCTGTGGGTGTTATTGGCCGTCGTCTGTCTCGTGGCGGGCGGGTTCATACTGTCGGGAATGTCTGATGGAAGCGGACGTCGCAACTCTAAAAAACGAGGTTCTCCACCTTCGGACTGACCTTGAAGAAGTAAAGGCTATCTCCCTTGCCAATCAAAAATTACTTCGCTGGGGTATGGGGGCGGCGGCTGGTGCGGGTGCTATGCTTCCTATTGTCCTCCCCAAGCTCGCGGAGGCGTTAGGTTTGTCATGAATATCTGGAAGGACTTCCACCCGTCTGCGGAAACGATCAACACCTGGTATGCTCAGACGATCATAGGCACGCTGGCGATGGCATTCGTCTTCTTCCCTGTTCCGCTCGAGAACAAGGAGTTGGTCACGTTCGCCCTCGGCGCCATCGCGGGCGCGTTGACCATGGGCAACCGCAGGACCGACAGGGTGCCGCCCGCTGGCGAAGTGCAGCCCGTCGTGGTAGTCAACTCGCCAGAGACCCCGGCACAGGTGGAAGACACGCATGGACCCGAAGGCGCTGTTCGACGCGATCCGTAGGATCAAAGGCTCTGCTCTCACCGACGCAGACGTCGCTCTCGTCAACAGCGTTATCGACGCCAAGCCCGTCCCTCCGGTCGGCGCTTACGTCGACCCGCTCCTTCTCGCCCAGCTGAAGATCGACGAGGGCCTACGCCTGCGCGCTTACCGGGACACCGTCGGCGTCTGGACCATTGGTTACGGCCGCGCCTATGTTCCGCCGGGAACCGTATGGACCCGAGAGCAGGCAGAAGCCGCGCTGGTCGAAGACATCATCTCGCACAACGCCACCGTTCACCGCGCCCTCCCCTGGTTGCGAAACCTCGACCCCGTGCGCCGGCGCGTCATCGAGAACATGCACTTCAACATGGGCTGGGATAACCCCAAGACCCCGAAGTTCGAGGGTCTGTCCGGCTTCAAGAACACGCTGGCCAGGGTGCAGGCCGGGGACTTCGATGGCGCTGCGGCCGGTATGGCGGCGAGCCTGTGGGCGAAACAAGTCGGCGAGCGGGCAGACCGCCTGATCCGCCGCATGAGGACGGGTGTCGAATGAACAGACTGTATCTCTACCTCGGCGCGGGCGTGGCTGCTCTGGCGCTGGCGGTCACGCTCTTCTTCCTGATCGGCGCCAACGCCTCCAAGGCCGCGATGATCAAGCAGCAAAAGAGCCAGTTGGTCGCGGCGGCTCTGTCGCTGGCTCAGGCGGCGAAGGACATCAAGCGCTTCGCGGCGGCCGAAGGTATCAGCCGCGCCGAAGTCGCCGATCTCTGCCGCGCCGACCAGAACGGAGCTTTCGACAGGGGCGTTCAGGTCGGCCAGGCCATCGAAGCCGCGAGGGATAAGCCATGCACGCCCGCCTGATCGTCCTCACCCTGGCCGCGTGGACCGCCGCCTGCGCCCCGGCGCCGCCCGTCCAGCCCCTTCCCCTGCCGTGCCCCTCGTCTGCTACCGCAGAGATTGAGGGTGCGCCTCTCGCACCCTCTCTGACGCCAGAGCAGCGTCTCGCCGTGGACACCGCCGTCATCAGAGCCGCAGGGCCTGTGCTCGGGCAGGCGCTGATCCGATTCACGGACGTCGAGGTTCCAGCGTGGGGGCGTCGGGGCTGGCAGCGGGTTGAGCAGACGGCTCGCGAGTGCGCGGCTAGAACCTCTTGATCCAAACGTAGCGCCGACCGTCGACGAGGATACCCTGCTCGATCGCGCTCGTGTTCTCGCCCCAGCCCAGCAGTTCGTTCCACGCCTTCAGGCTGTTGGACTTGTCCTTCGACCCCTGCCGGCGCTCACGGTAGAACTCCTTGGCGTCCTCGATCGGCATGACCTTCTTGCCCTCGATGAACTCGCCGATGTCGTCCTCGCACAGCTGCAGCAGTTCCATGAACTCCGCGCCTCTGTTGGCCACCTTGTCGACGCGCGACTGCGGCGCCCCGGAAGAGACGCACAGGCTGATGACCTCGCGGCCCCGGCTGTCGACGCCCAGAACCACAGGGACCAGGGTGAAGGAGCCGACGGTGCGCTGCGGAGCGTTGCGCGCCTTGACCAGTTCGAGATCCCTCACGCTGGTCTTGTCGCCATCGCGGCGCACTTCCAGCATGTAGTCTGCCGAACCCCGGATGGCGGACGCGCCCCGCTCGGCCGTGCCGTTCTTCCCCGGGTGGTGCGTCACCAGCACGAGGACGTTGAGCGCCCGGCCCAGCGCCGCCAGCTTGCCGAATGCCTCCGACGCTTCCGAGTTCGAGTTCTCGTCGCGGATCAGGCCCGACGCCGACAGGGTTTCCAGCACGACCAGCCGGACAGGCACGCCGTGCTTCTCGGCCATGTCGTCCATCTTGGCGCGGAGTTCGACCTTCAGCGTCTCCATCGCATCTGCGGCGCCTAGCCCTCCGATGACCAGCGCGGAGATCGGCAGGCGGTCGGGCTCTTCGAGCGCAGCCAGGCGCTCGCTCAGGCCGGAGCCTTCTGTCCCCGCATACAGCAGGACTGTGCCGCCTTTGACGTCAGGCTCCGTCGTGAAGAACGGCTTGCCCGTGGCCACGCTGCGCGCGAGGTCCAGCGCGAGGAAGGTCTTGCCCCCCTGCGGCGGCCCGGTCAGAAGCGCGACGCCTGTCAGCGGCAGGGTCTTGTAGATCAGCCATGGCTGGTCGACGTTCCAGTCGTCGCCGTGGTCAAACCAACGGGACGGTTCCTTCGCCTCGATCACAGGCTCAGGGATCGGCGGCACGATGACGCCGCGGAACTCTGCCTGCGGGCTGAAGGCCCCCGCCGGCGTCGAGCCGTAGGCGTAGGCGTTCTCGACCTTCTGCTTCAGTTCCTCTTCGGACCACGGCGGCGAGCAGCGCGGGTTCCAGATCTCGGAAAGGAGGTCGAGGGCTACGGCTTCGGAGACCCCATAATCCTTGACAGTGCAAGCGACACGGAAGGCAGTTGCATCACCTCCGTCTCCTTCCACGGAGAGAGGCGCCGCGCCTGAAAGGTAGCTGCCGACCCGAATAAGGGCATCGTCTGTGTCCAGAACGACATCGACTGCAGGGCGGTCGGCGCGGTCCCTTGGACGGTCCAAGAGATCGACCAGTCTTTCAGGCGCCACGGCGACTGGCAAGTCAACCTCAACTTCGTATCGCCCGGCCCCCTGAATATGACTTCCAGGACCAACGACGTAGCCGTGAAAGCCTCGCACATCCAAGCCGGACCCAAGGCGTCCTGCGCTATTCTGTCTATCTGGTCCCGAAAAGTAGACATGCCGACCTCCGGTTGGCGTTTTGACGATGAGAGTGTCCCAAGGAAGGTCGAGATCGAGGTAGCTTCTCGCCCCGTCCTTCCCGTTCTTCTGGTCGATGTCGACGACGATCAGGCCATCGGTCGCGACGCCAATGTTCCAGTCGGCGATAGACCACAGGGCGCTGATCGTGGCCGCGTCGCTCGTCGCCTCATCCAGCCAGCTACGGCCGGGCCGCGGATCTTTCGTCCCCGGCAGGAGAGGGAAGACGCGAAAGCCCCTCGCCGCCCATGCCAGGGCGTGTTGTTCCATCTCCCCTGTCATAGCGGGGGATCAGATCGACAGCAGGGTGTAGGTGCCTTTGAGCGCGCCGGGCTTGACGGCCAGCCGGTGCTTCACGAGACGGCGGTTCAGCCGCGTGATGAACGGGCCGAGAACCTGCTGCTGCTGCGTGCGCGTGCCGGGGTTCTTGTCGTCGGGATAGATCGTGGCATGCAGCGTCTCGATCGCGACGTCGGCGCGGCCGAATAGGGCCTGGTAGAGGGCGGCCTGCTGGGCGGGGAGTTGCTCGACGATGTTCATGGTGCCTCAAATCTCGAGGTCAGTTCGTCGACAGCCGCGGCGGTGTCGGGGTCTACGCTCGCGCCAAGCAGTTCGCTGAGGGCGGCGAGGACTTCCTCGCGGCCAGCCTGCTGCTCTACGCTCGCCTGCTGCTGGGGGATCAGAGGGCTGCGGTTGATGGGGCGGCGGGTCATCGGATTACCTCTACATCACACGCTTCGATGTCACCGAGGTCGGTGGTCAGTATGACGTGCGCCTTCATGTTCGACAGGCCGCCCGGCTCATAGTCGTACTCGCCCTCATAAGTCTGGCCCGACCACGGCGGGAAATAGTCGCCCGTCTGGCGGACGCGCTTCGACATCACCTCTGCCTCCCGGCCTGTGTAGTCGCCGGACCCTTCAAGGTAGTGGATGCGGCGCTCTCGCCCGCCCCAGCCCCTGAAGCGGACTGCAGCCTTGGCTAGGCCCTCGACAGCGTCGCGCTTAGCGTGACCGACGCAGCGGCTGTTCTCGCCCATGACGCCAAGCAGGCGCAACGCCTCTTCCAGCTTTGGATGCTCGTCAAACTCAGCGCGCAGGTCGGTGAAGACCAGCGGGTAGCCGACGCGCTTGATAAAGCGAGAGCGGACGACGCGGACTTTGTCTCCCGGCTTGATCGTCATTTCACGTACCTCTTGTCTTCCCAGGCAGCGGTAGCCACCGGGAGGCCCGTGGCCCATGCAGGCAGCACGGACATCAGGCGTTGATATTCATCAGCGGAGCCGAAGTCCTCGGCCACCTCCGACAGCAGTTCGTCGTGGACCGTCAGGACCAGAGGGTAGTCCGCCTCTTCCATCCTGAACATCGCTTCGACCATCAGGTCGCGCGCAGTCCCTTGGACGACGTTGTTCGACTGCACGCCGCCGTAGAGACGCTGCGCGCACCACCGCTTCGTGTAACTGTCGACGCCCCGATACTCGATCTGGATGCGCTTGTGGCCCTTGGCCGTCTCCGTCCAGATCAGCTTCGGATAGGCGTAGGCGATCACCCTGGCCGACGGCAGCTGGCAGAACAGGAAGCCGTTCGCCGCCAGATACTGCACCTTGCCGTTGAGGCAGGGAACCTTGATGCCCGGCGCGCTGACCGCCTCGATAGCCGCGTCTTGCAGATCCCACCACGACTGAACGATCTTGGGGTTTTCGTCGCGCCAGCCGCGAACAATCTCGGCAGCTTGGTCCTCGCTCAGGTATATGCCGAAGTTGTAGGCCATCTTCATCAAAGCTCCCACAGCCCCCTGAAACCCACAGGCCAGTTCGGGGGTCTTCCCATAATATTGGCGCTGGATCTTGGTGATCTCTTCGATCGGTATGCCAAGGATTTTTGCAGCCATGACCTTGTAGAGGTCTGGTCCCGTGCCGGCGTCATAGGCTTTGAAGGCGTCGAGCTTCCACTGCTCTCCCGCCATCCACGCATTGACCCGCCCCTCGATGTTGCTGAAGTCGCCCGAGACGAACTTCTTGCCCGGCCCCGCGACCAGCATGGCGCGCAGGCATTTCGACAGCCACTCCATCGCCGGGCCGACCATCATCTCGATCATGTCGCAGACCTCCTTGGGTCCACGCGGCGAGGCCAGAAGCTCGACGATGCGCAGTATGTCCGACAGTTCCTTCTCGGCGTCGATGCGCGGGAAGTTCTGCGGCTGGATCAGGCGGCCCGCCCATCGGCCCGTTCCCGCGCCGTGATACGCGAGCGTCCCTCGGACCCTGTCATCCGCACACACGCTGTTCAGCATGGCCTTGAACTTCGAGGTCGACGTCTTCCCGGCGGCGCGGCGCAGGCGGACGACCTCTTCTGCGGTCTCATCGCCCATCAGGCCTGACATCAGGACGATCTCTTCGATCTCGCCCTTGGCCACGCTCTCGCAGGGGATGCCGCGCTTGTTCAGCCAGGCGACGATCTTCGCCACCTCCGAGCACTTGCGCACGTCGCCATCAGTCAACCACCACATGCGCTCGTCGGCGCGGCGCAGCGCTTCGGCGACGACGTCCAGCGCCCGGTCGACGGAGGCGCGGTCGATCATGACGCCACGGTCGTTGATCGTCTGGTCGAGGATCCAGACCTTGCGCTCTGTGTCTGACAGCTGCGGGATCGCGACGTCGACAGCGCACTCCGTCTCGACGTCCCGGTCGCAGTAGAGGCCCAGCCGTTCGATTTTCTCTGGGTCGTCCCACCAGATCGGCTGGCCGTCTTCGACGCGGCGAGGCTTGCACATCTGCATCATCAACCGCTGGCCGTCCTTGTCCTTCTGGACCGGCAGCTTCAGGGCCTGGGCCAGCATGTCGAGCGAACCGGGCAGGGCGACGGCGAGGCCACGCGCCATGGTGCAGTCCTGCTGCACGATGTTCAGCTTGGGCCAGTGCGTAGGGGTCTTCGCATTCCAGATGGCGCGCTCGAACCCGGCGTTGTGGGCAACGATTATATCGCCTTCGTATATGGCCCGAAGAAGTTCGGTCGGGTCCTCGCCGCCCGGCGTCCAGCGCTGGATGTCCCCGTCGCCCACACGCCACGACATCACGATGATCTCGGTCGTCGGGTCTTCGGCGTAGCGGTAGACGCCGCTCTTCCGAAGGTCGACGGTCGAGCGTGTCTCGAAGTCTATGTGGGCGACGGGGTTGGTCATAGTGCTTCCGCCTTGTCGGCCCGAGCAGCGATGCCGCGAACGTCCCGGAAAGGGCTTTCGATGTTCATGCGGCTGACTTTCTCGTTGATCGCGTCAATCACGAACTTCTCCATTTTGGGAGATACGAACGCGAGGTAGCTTTCCACGGTCAGCGTCACGCGCTGCTTAAAACGGGGCGGAAGCATACTAGAACAGGCTCTTCGGATCGACGCCGGCGAGGTCGATGTTGACCCCGGCGTAGGCTTCAGCGCCGTCGCCGCCACCGCCCGAGAACCGGGTGTCGTCAGCGATCTTCAGCACGGACGACAGCCCGTAGAAGATGTTCGGGTTGGTCGGGTGCTTGCCGTGGAAGACCGACAGCGTGGCCATATACCAGGCGCCCGAATAGAACTCCTTGTCGAGCTCTTCCTGCGTGCCGAAGGCCGGTTCGACCTTGCCGCCGACCAGCCGGGTCAGCGTCGGCTTGTAGTCGAGGTTGGCGCCGGGGTTGACGAACTTCGAGCCGGGGACATAGCCCGCGGTGGTCTTGCCCATCTTGTTCGTGCCGCCTTCCGACGGCGCGACGCTCTGACCCTGGTCCTTGATCGGATCGGCCAGGCCCAGCCCCTGCGGGTTCTTGGGGAAGGCGGTCGGCATCAGATCCATCCGCGCCTTCACGAGGGCGGTCAGGTCGTAGTCCGACACGAACAGCAGGTTCATGCCATACTTGCCCTTGATGGCCTGCCCCGTGGCCTTGTCGACACTGTCCTTGGCGGGCGACGCGACGTTGACGAAGGCGCCGCGTCCGAAGACACGGACGTTGCCGCTTTCGAGCAGCACGGCCGGGTTGTCCTTGGCGACCTTCGCGATCCACTCGGAAGGCATCGCGGTCTGCATACGTTGAATATCCATAGTCCTGTTTTCCTAAGCCGTGAGATTGACGGAACCGAAGTCCCTCGCGGCAGCGTCCACGGCAGGGCGCTTGTCGCTCGCCGGGACCAAGGTCAGTCCCGAGCTATCCTTGAGCGTGAAGGCCAGGGACAGATCGTCCAGCGCCTTCTTCCGCTCATCCTTGTCGGTCACGGCGGCCTTCAACTGGCGCTCCGCTTCCGTAATGGTGACCAGCTTGCGCGGTCGCAGATCATCCTCGTCCAGCCCGTGCATGACGGCCAGATAGTCGGCGATCTTCGTCTCGTCCTCTATCCACTTCCGCCGGCCGACCTTGTCGACGAGCTTCCAGCCAGGGACCGGCACGCCCTGCTGCAGGAGGCCGTCGACATAGGCGCGAACCTGACCGCCCCACTGGTCGATGATGTCCAAGGCGGCGAGAACCTGGCCCAAACGGGCGGTGTCCAGATCGGCGGGCTTCGGCAGGGTCTCGGGCGACGCGATGACCGTGATGTCGGTGTAGTCGAGACCCGAAGCGCGGATCGCCTGCTGCTCGCGAGCGGGGCAGACAGCGGCTGCAGCGCACCACTTGCACCACTTGCCGGGCTGCAGTTCCTTCTCAGAAACAGGGCCGCCCTTCGTGTATTCAATAACGAACTTGGCGTTCCCAATAGCGGTCTCGGCCTCGCCTGCGAACTCGATCAGTTCGAGAGGGTCCATCTCCCAGCGCTTCACGCCGTCGTTGTCATCCGCGCCGCGCGCCCGGGGCTGGACGATGACGAGTTCGACGGAGCCGATCGCCCATTCGGGATGCGACATGGCGGCGCCCGAGCCGTAGAACTTCAGCTGGCTGCTGTCCTCGGCCGAGACCGAGATCCCGGCGCCATGCTTGTAGTCGAACACGACCAGCCGGGCGAGCGACGGGCTGTAGACCATGGCGTCGTTCGACCCGAAGACCTCGCCCTCTTCCGCCGTGGCGATCGGCAGGACGAAGCGCTGCTCGACATACAGCTGGCTGTCAGGCGCCTTGGCCAGCTCCTCGTAGACCGTGTCGAGGTAGACCTGAACGGCGCCTGCCATCTCGGCCGTGACCTCGAAGCGGTCTCGGCCGGGGACGGGCAGTTCCAGGGGGAACCACTCACCCAGATGCAGGCTTGCGTCGGTCTCGCCGTTGGTCAGGCAGTGTTCGGCCAGGGCGTGAGCCGCCGTGCCCTCCGCAGCGTAGCGGCTGGATGGCAGAGGGGGCACGGAGGCGATCAGGGCGGTGGAGCCAGCGCAGTTCATCCACCGGTCCGCCGACGAGCCGCCGAATGTGGAGTGCGCTTTTGTGTCGTGTTCAGACATATTTCACCTGAAGGGTCACTTCGACGACAGACCAGTCGCTCGCGACGCGGTTGGGGTTCGGCTTTTGGCCTACGATCACGTAATCCGGGAAGCCCTCGTCCCAAGGGCCGACGTTACCCATCTGCACTTCGCCCTTCAGCCACCAGTCGAGGGCAGAAGCGGCGTCCTGTTTGCGGGCGAAGAGCCGGGGCGTGGTCTTCTGGCGTTTACGCTTGGCGAAGGGGTCGACGTAGGTTCCGCCTCGCCCCGCGGGGGACGGCATGAACACGCCAGTCGGTTTGTGCATCAGCGCGAACATGACGTCTCTCCTGTGGCTGGTGGCGGAAGAGCTTAGGCTTCGTTCGCAGCGACCAGGGCGTCGTAGATCGCCCGGTAGTCCGTGGCTGCGGCCTGCGACAGGCCGGCGGCGCCGTTGCCGTGCTGGCGGATCAGGTCTTGCGCCGCCTTGGCGCCGAACCCTTCCTTCTTTAGCAGCTTGCCGAGTTCGTCCTTCAGGTGATCGAGCGTGACTTCACCCGGCGCGCCGGCGGTCGGCTGGCCGCCTTCGACGATGACGGTCGCTTCCTTGACAGGCTGGACGACAGGTTCCTTGCGCGTGTCGCCTGCCGCCTGGGCGGCTGCGACGGCCGGATCGACCAGTTTGGTCTGGGCTTCGGTCTGCTGTACGAGAGGCGTGACCGGCTCGGTAGCGGGCGAAGCCGCCGTCGCGTCGGGGGTCGAGCCTTCTTCAGGCTTGTCGCCCTTGCGCGCGGCGCGCTTCGGCTTGTCAGCGGCAGTGAGACCCGAGTGGTCCACAGGCGCAGGGCCTGCCGGTGCGAAGGTTCCGCCGGACAGGCGGGCGATGAAGTCGTTCAGTTCGTGGTCTTCGCCGGTCAGGCTGAAAGTGAAGGTGGCCATGGGTGTCTCCCGTTGATGGCGTGGCAGTAGAGTGAATAAAGGCTTATGCGGCTTTGGGGTTGGGTGTCAACTAGAAAAGCGCGGCGTCCTGCTCGGTCGACCATGTGAGCTTCGGCCACGGGCACAAGGCTCGCAAGCGCCGTTGTTCTCGGCGGTCGCCCGTGACAGTCCAATATTTGTGCTTCGGTTTGCGTCGCACGCGCTCGGTGAAGCCTGATCGAAAAGCGTCGCGCGAGTGTTTGCCGGGCGAGACGTAATCGTAGCGCGGGGTTTTCCGATCCATGTCTGTCCAGCCCGCCCACGAGAAGTTCAGCGCGCGATAGATGAAGCCGACGTGGCCTTGGGTCGTGTCCGCATAAGAGACGACGATGCGCGGGGGCAGAGCCTTCAGGCATCGAGCCACGAACCAGCTTTCGGTGTTGCGGGGCATCCGGTCTTCGACCCACAGACGATTGAGTTCGAGCGTCAGCGCCGGGTCCGAAGGGCAGGCTCCGATTTGAAGGTGGCGTGAAGCTGGAACGCCGAAGGTGCACACGCCAACGAGAGCATCACCCTCGAAGAGCCCGAAAGCAAATGAGACCGGGGGTTTGCGGTGCAGGTAGTGCTCACGCTCGACGGTCTCTCGGGCCAAGCGAGAAGCGATGGGCTGGACGTGGATCATGACGACTGGATCTTCGCGATAGCCGCCGTCTTCCGGGCCACGGTCTCGGTCACGACGTCGTCGATGCTGTTGGCCAAGGAGATGAAGCGCGCCCTGACGTTCGACTTCTGACCGATCCGGTGGACACGCATCAGGGCCTGAGCGTTGTCGGCCGGCGACCAGCTGCTTTCCAGCATCACGATGTCAGAGGCCGCCGTGAGCGTCAGGCCCGTGCCTGCCGCCTTGACGTTGCCGATGAACACCCGCGTCGCCGGGTCGTTCTGGAACTTCTGCACCGCCTCCATCCGCAGCGCCTCGGGGACGGAACCGTTGATCTCGACGACGCCGAAGCGGGCGAGACCTGTCGCGACGTGCGCCAGCGCGGCCTTGTGGACGCCCATGATGACGACCTTGTCGAGCCCGCTCTCAAGCTCTTCCTCCATCAGCCGCACAAATGCCGGCGCTTTGGCCTCTCCGACCAGTCGCCGCAGCGTCGCGATATGCTGCGCCTCGATGAACGACAGGCCGCCCTGCTCGATCGCTTCGAGGATCGCAGCCTCAAGCCCCGGCCAGTCGCGCAGCAGTTCGCGGATCTCGGCCGTGTCGCCGTCGACCGTCTGGGTCGTCAGGAAGATGGGAGGCAGCTGCAGCCCGGCCTGCTCCTTCGTCCGGCGTAGGCTGTGCTGTCCGATGGCGTGGCGCAGTTCAGCGATCATCTCGTCGCGCGGCGTCTGGTGCGCGCTGAACGCACCCATGCTGGACTTGAAGTAGCGGGTCGTGAACGGGCCGATGCCGAGCGATGTCGCGCCGACAAAGCGCATCCACGGCCAGATGTCGATCGGATCGTTCGGCATGGGCGTGCCGGTCAGGAACCAGACGTGCGCCGCCCATTTGGCCAGGCCCTTCGCGCCGTCGCACTGTGTGCCGAGAATGGCGCGGGTGCGGGCGGCCGTCGCGCTCTTGCAGTAGTGGGCCTCGTCCAGCACGAGGGCGTCGAACAGGTCACCTTCGATCTTCGGCGCCCAGCGTGAAGCCATTTCGTATGAGAGAAGCAGGACGTCAGCGCGGCCCTTGAGCCAGGTCCCGAGGTCGTGGATCGACCGGCCCTTGATGACGCGGCGCTGAATGCGGGAAAACTTTCTCAGTTCTCCCGACCATGTTTCTCGCACGGCAGCGGGACAGACGATGATGATCCGACGGGCCTTGACGTTGTCGAGGGCACGAATGGTCTGCGCCGACTTCCCGGTTCCCATCTCGTCGAACAGGCCGGCGCGCTCTCTGCTCGCCAGGAAGGTTGCGCCGTCCTCTTGGTAGGGGAAAAGATCAAGGGACATAGGTGGCGCCTTTGCGGCGATTATCTGCGGCCCACAGGGGCTGCATGTTGGTGTAGTGGCAAGCCGCGCGGAACTGCTCTGGATCCGAGAGATCGAACGCTGCGATGGGCTTGATGTGGTCGAGTTGCCACTCGGCTTTGTTCGCCCAGGACATGCCCTCCGTAAACTGCCGCTCTATGTGCGCCTTAAATTCCGCCGCCGTGCAGCCCAGGTCGAGTTCATACCGGACGCTGACCTTCTGGGCTTTTATGGCCGCGCTCATGCGACGATGAAGGCGCCGTTTCAGGAAAAAGTGCATGTCCGTCGCGTAGCGCACCCGCAGCCGCGCCAGAACTTTGTCGGGGTTTTTCTTTTTCCACGCCTCCCGGTAGGCGTTCATCTTCTCGGGGTTTGCCTCGCGAAACCGCCGAGCCTGTTCTCGAAAACGATCTCGGTTCGCCTCAAAATACGCGCGGCCGGCTTCGGCTCTCCGCTCGCGTTGGAGGCTTGGATAGTTCCGGGTCTCTCGGTCGAGCTTGACGCAAGGCTTGCACGCCGGCTGAAGCCCATCAGGGCTGGCGCGACGTATGCTGAAGTCGACCAGGGGCTTTGGCGTTTTGCAATGCGTGCACGTCTTCAACGCCTCTTCCCCTCGAAATGCTGCTGTGCCCAGACCGCTATCATAGCTGCTTCGGCCAGGCCGTCCTGTGTCGCCTTGGTCCATAGGTGTTTCTTGTAGGGCAACATCTCCGAAGCCCGAGCGCGTGCAGCCTTCTTGTCTGCAGGCACCCGGAGCTTCGTCTTCCAGACCTGCGGACGAACGCGCTCAAGCTGGAAGCCCAACGCCCTGGCCGTGGCCACGCAGCAGCCGTAGCCCATCCCGAAGTTGAACGCCGCAGGAGCGGATTGCCTTGGCAGTCCGCCCACTTCTTCGATCACGAAGTGCGTGGCGCCGAACAGTTGGAAGCCGATAATGAGGTCGCAGATCCCCTGCTCGTCCAGAACCGTGCGGCTCTTGTTGCTCCCGACCTTCTTGGTGAACGTCGGCATGGGGCGAATGTCCATGCTCCCGCGCTTGGTGTCGTAGAGACAGAAGGCGCCCGTCAGGCCAGGGTCACAGGATACGAGGATCATGTGTCCGTTCCTTTCAGAGGGTGGTCGCGGAGGGCTTGGGCGCGCAAAGCCGCCATCAGAGCCACGTCCTCGCGGTTCTCGCGGGTGGTGCGCCAGTAGTCATCGCGGATCGACATGGCGGTGATATGCTTGATCCGGAGAGCCTCACACTCTGGCTCGCCGCGAGCCGCCTCGTAAGCCGCGTATGTCCGAGAGGTCATCGCCTCTACAAAGAGATGAATTTCCGCGTAGAGATCAGCGCAAGCGCTAAGCACGCGCTCCCGCTCTTCGATCTTTGCCAGGATTTCGTTGGTGTCCGCCATCTTCATTCCCCCACCCCATCGGTAATCGGAGCAGCGGGAAGGGCGGCGAGCATGGCGCGGGCGTCGTCGATGGCGGGCTTCATGTCATCGATCAGCCAGCGCTGGATACGGGAGGGACCGTAGTTTCCGCCGCCCAAAACCTCCCACGCCGACACAAGCCCGCGCAAAGCCCCCTCCGTCCCGGCCTGCTGGCTGGGGTGGGGCACGGCGGAAAAGTCGTCGGCATCCCAGCAACCGATCACCTCGCTTATCGCCCGTTCTATGGCGTCGTCAGGATCGCCCGCCATGACGTAGCGGGTCATCGTAACGCGGAACTCGATTTCACCCTCCCCCTTCGCGGCGGACGCAGGGGTGTCAGCTAGGCGATAGGCGATGATGTCGTTGGGGCTAGGATGCCCTGTGTGCCACCATCTCGCGAAGGCTGATTGACCCTTGTCGGTTTTGCCGTCCCGATAGCGAACCTCAACTTCGGTTTCCGGCGGGTGCGGACGGTCGCCCCCGCTCCATTCGATCCAATCGGAAGACGCAGGGGCGTCAGTCACGATGTTGGCGGCAAAGGCTGCGGACGGCCCAAGGGTTTCAGGGGGGATCATTTCAGAAGCTCCAGAAGGGTGATGGCAAGCTCCCGCGCCTCGGGTGCGTGACGACGCGGGCGGGTCTGAACCTCGACGGCGTTGCCGTCCATGTCGGTCGCGCGGACGACGCCATAGTCAGGCCCGTTCGTGTGCTGGCCGCCCTTGTGCGAGCTAATGAATTCGATGGCGTAGGGCTGCGCGCTCACGCTGGTTGCTCCTGGTTGAGGGCTTGGCGGGCTTCGTTTTCGATCACGCGGAACGGAGCTTTGACCGCTGGGAAAAGAACCTCCCCGGTGTCAGGATCGCGGATTTCTGCGTTCGGATCGTCGCGATGGTGCATGATGCAGGGGCGACCGTCAGGCATGGTCGTCAGGGTCAGCTTGCCCGCGTGCCACAGGTCCAGCTCTGCCCTCATCGCATCACGCTCACGGGCTGCTGCGAGAAGTTCGGGGAGGCCGGAAAGGGCTGTGTGCAGGTCGTTCATATCGACCATCACGTCAGCCGTCAGACGGGTCTTATGGAACCGGGCGAGCAGGTGTTGCCGCGCATGCTCCAGCACATCCAGATCAATCGTCATGGCGGTCTCCAAGGGTGCGGCGGTCATGCGGCGGCCTCAGGCAATCCGAGAGCGACGCGTCGGTTGTTGTCGTTGGACCGCACGTCGTCATCGTTCAGATGCGATCCGTGCTTGCCAGTCAGAGCGCGGACGGCGCGGAGACCAGACTGACCGCGACAGCCTCCGTCCTCATGCTGTTTCGGATAGCGGCGGTAGTGGTCGCTCTCAGCGATGCCGAAGAGCACGTCGCGAAGACGCGTCACTTCGGCCTCAAGCACGCTCACCCGCTCTACCGCCTCCTTCAATGCAGAAGGCTTCGCCGCCGGTTCATCAAAGTCCGCGGGATCTCGATCGCCATCGGAGCCAAACTCCGTCCAGTGGTCGTCCGCTTCGTCTTCACGCTGGCCCATGATTTTCTCCTTCCGTGGTTGAATAAACCCTTATGCGACTTTACCCCATAACGCAATAACCCCGCCGCGCTTTTCCGCACGACGGGGTTAAGGCCACCAACCACAGTGGATGCTCCCAGGGAGGAACAAAATCGACGCTAGCGCATCGACCCCATGATTTCTAGGGGCTAATCCGGAAAGCGTTCCGCGAATGAGACACCGATCTCATCGGCCATGGCCTGGGCCTGTTGAGCCGTGGCGCGCAGCCGTCCGCGAAGAACCGTCAGCTGCGCCGGCGTCAGCTTTTCAGCCATGCGTCCGGCGACGTAGCCTTGAACCGTTGAGCGGGCGAGGTTCAACAGGTCGCCGATGTCCCTGTCGTTGTGGCCTGTCACGGCCTTAAAGCGCGCGAGGACAGGGGCGGCGGGCTTGACGGTCTCCCGGCTCTTGATCGGTTCCGGGTCGCCGCTGAACTCGATAACCGAACCGTTTTCGAGCGCGATCGAAGGCGTTTCCGACGCACGCCGGGCCCCGCATTCCAGACACCGGCCATTCCCCGCCACCGGCGAGGCGCAGACGGGCCTATCCTCTCGACAGGGCTCAATCCCTGCCGACACCGGCTCTTGCGCCTGTAGCGGCTGGAAACCGCTCGCCAACAGGCCCTCCGCTTCCTCGACGGCCAGCGCAAAGGCGAGATCGTCATCTTCCATGCCAGAAACGATGGCTATTGCCCTCGCCTCTTCCAGCTTTTCCGCCCGGCTCATAAGGTTGAAGGTCGGATCTGCGATAAGGGTTTGCGCCAGGTTCATGCTTCATACTCCAAATCGGCCAGCCACTTTTCGAAAGCGCCGGGCGTCAGTTCGTCGATGCAGATACCGGCTTCTTCGTCCTCTCGGACCTCCCAAGGCTGGGTTTCGATGATCTTTCGTAGCGTCGCCGCCTTGGCCGCTTCCGAAATGATTTCGTCAATCGAGAGGGCCTGACGCATCATTGCAGCGTCGAGGGTGTCGAGGTCGACAGCGAGACAGCGAATAGCGTCGGCCTCGCTGGCGTTCGGCGCGCGGTCCTGCGCCTCTTGAAGGATGCGGGTTAGCAGTTGGGTATCCATCGGATAGGTTCCTTTCTGTGGTTGGCCGTCCGTCAATGCCCTCTCGCCAGTGAGGCAAGAGGGCTAAGAGGGAAGGTCAGGCGGGGATGAGAAGGGGAGCGACGGCGCAGAGGATCAAGAGCGCGACAGCTGCGCCCCAAGGGAAGGGGCGTTTCATTGGGCTTTCGCTTTCTTGATCTGATGCGCCCAGAAATCCCGTTCGCCTCTCAGATACTGGCCGGCAGGTGAAGATGCGGCGAACTTGCGGCAGGTGCTCTTGAGGTTGTCGAGGCGTTCGGTGGCGAGTTCCATGCCTTCGCGGTTGAAGATCTCACGGCCATCGACGATGCCCATGCAATATTCCTCCGAGACGGTCTGAGCGGTCATCGTCCTCAACCCCACTTCGGAGCGCAGACGATTTGGACTGTCTGGCCCTTGGCGTAGATGGTGACGGATGCGCCTTCGTTCTCGCGGACGTATGCCTCTGCAGCGCTGCGAATGGTCGTCATGTCGCTTTCGTAAGCGACGACGGTCGGCATTTTAACAGCGGCGCCGGTGAGGGTGATTGCAACAAAGTCCATGGGGTAGCTCCTTCAGGTGGTTGGTTGTTCAGGCTAGGCACTCAATACGCCCGCCCCGCTGTTAGGCCAGGGCGAGCGCGTTGAGGGTCTAGGCTCCGAAAATCTCAATCAAGACGAGCTCTTGCGCCTCGATTTCCGCCTGTCGGGCGTAGGCGTCGACGGCGTAGACGGCGTAGGCGGCGGCGGCGTAGGCGTAGGCGGCGGCGGCGGCGGCGTCGGCGGCGGCGGCGGCGTAGGCGGCGTAGACGGCGGCGGCGGCGTAGGCGGCGGATCTTTT